GTGACGGGGTTGCCGTCGATGTCGAAGGCGTCCTCGCCAACGGTGCGGGTGACGTTGGGGTAGAGGGCGTGAATAGCAGAAGCGAAGTAGATCATGCTGCTACCTCGATGAGGGTGATGGTGGAGGTACAGTTGCTGTCCTGGACAATTGCAGTGCCAGCACCTGCAGGGTTCTTGATTTGCGTTTTATAGGTCGTTGCAGAAGTGGTAGCTGGAGCATCCATAAAACTGCACCCACATGCTCCTATTCTGTTGTCGCCAGCAGAATTGTCATACGCTACTGCTCTGTCAAAAATGACAACCTCTGTCCCTCCACGCAAAAGGCGGAATTCTCCATAGCCGCTGCCAACCTTACCGCAACCGGCCTGACTGACTAATACCAAGATCTTGCTAGTTGCCGATGTCGGCGTAATTGTCGCCGTCAAGCCGGTGTCCCCAAACGCGACGCTACTGGTGGTAACCACTGTCGAATACGCCGCATTCACCACCTGCAAAATGTTCCCCGCCCGGTTGATCCGATCCAGCGTGCCGCCGGTTGTGGGCAGGGTGAAGACCTGATCGCCAGCAATCGCTGGGGCGTCGATCTCGCTGTAGCCCGATGTGGAGCCGTTGAGTCTTAGGGTCATGGGGTTACCTCCAGGGCGGCGACACGGGACAGCAGGTCAGCGTTGCTGGCCTCAAGGGTTTCGATGCGCTCCATGGCTTCCTGCAGTGCCTTGACGGCCTTCATGTAGAGCACGGAGTAGTTCACCGATTTGGTGACGGTGCCAAGGTCGTTGCCCTCTTCGTCTCGGTCGGGGGATTCGCTGACGAGGCCCGGGGAGACAAGTTCAGCCTCCTGGGCGACAAGGCCGATCTGGGTGTGGGTTGAAAAACCCGTATCCTCTTTGAAATTAAACTTTCGCACCGTAAGCGACTTTATATCGCTCCATTGCGAGCCCGCCCCTACAATGTTCTCCTTTAATTTTTCGTCAGAGTAAGCGCCATAACTGTTGTTGGCGTTTTCAAGGTCTCCGTCAGCGCGGATTACTACAACAACGGTCCCGTTCTGCGTTGAACTTGCATTGTTATAGCCAATCATCATCCCGGCGTTTCCCGTAGTTAGGTCTGTGTGCAAACCCAATACAGTCGAATTTGTAGAGTAAATATCAGTCAAACCAGTACTTCCAACCCTCATCCGCTCAGTCGGGATGCTCGCTCCGTCGGCGGTAGTGGAGAACACTAATCTGCCCGGCATGTCGTTAGCGCCGGGGGTGCCGTCTACATAACCAACAATAGCTGCTCCTTGTATAGGAATAGTGCCATCAGTTCCTGCAAATAAAACGGCCCCTAATTCGTCGCCGTTTTGAACAAGATTAACAGTACCATTTGACGTGCCCCGAGATTTAACAAAGTTTACCAAAGGGCCTGCGATTGATGAACTATTATGTGAAAATATTGCTGTTCTACTTAGATCATTTGAGGAACTTTCTACTTGAAACGGGCTTGTAATAGTGCCGTATAAATTAGTTCGTGCCGTACTGGTCCCCACCAGCAGCCTGCCGGAGCTGTCCCACGTCGGGGCTCCGGTGCTCAAATCTGCTGGAGTAATTGATCCATCAGGCAACCCACCAGCACTAATGCCAGTGACGGTTCCTGATCCGTTAATTGTAATAGGCATAATTAAACAATGCTCCAAGAAGCTCCAGAAGGAATAGTAACCGTGACACCATTATTGACAGTGATGGGTCCAGCACTTACTGCATTTTTATTGGCAGTCAGTGTGTAGTTAGTAGTGACAGTTTGACCGTTCTCAAAGAACACGTCATCAGAACCACCACCCGTTGCTCCACCACCGATCTTTCCCCAGGTGGAACCGTATCCTTCAAAGTACCCAAGGCTAGTGTTGTACCGGACCATACCCGAGTTGGGAGATCCAGGACGTTCAGCAGTAGTACCTGAAGGGAGATCAAAGTAACCTGTGGCGGTGTTATTTACGTTATTGGCGAAGGTGGTGACACCAGAGACACTTGGAGTCCCAGCAAGCGTTACATCGGTAAGAGTGACACCAGTAGCAATCTTGTTGGTGGTAACGGCACCATTATCAATAGTAAGAACAAATCCGCTCCCACTAACAGTAATGTCTCCTTTGTCACCATCAGAAATACCGGCACTGACAGTTGTATCGACGTACTGCTTAGTGGCAGCATCAGTACTGGAGGACGGAGCACCAAGGTTGGTAATCCGGAATCCACCCATGTTGAGGATTCCAGACAGAGTGCCCCCAAAAGTACTAAGAGCACGATCAAAAATTTCCTGAACAACGTACAGCACCTGAGAGGTATTGGTGTTAAGGTCTTGTGACCGAATAGCAGAACCTGGAAAGAACGTAGCCTTAGCTGCAGAGTTATCAGTTTCTCGGTAAATACGAACTGTAGCGCCGTTGGCAGGAGCCGTCGTAAATTGAACCGTGGTAGCGTTGGCTAATGTATATGCAGTTGTGATTACACCATTGACACTCACTTTAATGTCAGTGGTCTCTAGATATGGGAAGGTAAAAGAAAAGAGGACGGTTGTTCCGTCCCCTGTGTAGATATTCTGAGTGACAGCCATTACTTGTTAACCATGTTAAGGAGTGCGTTAGCACGTTCGGAATCACCAGATTGACGAGCACTCTTAGAGAGCTGTCTAATGGACTGCTTATGTACAAGTTCTGCTACCTTGTCTTCAGTAGCTTGCAGCTCCATCCATGCTTGCTTCTTGGCATTCTCGAGAATAGTTTTAATCCTTGCACCGTGAAGCGTTTCATCTACGGTATAAGGACGACCAGCAGCCCGATCCCGCTCCATATTGAGGATAGACTCAAGCATCTGTGGATTCTTGAATTCAGCGGTAAGCTGTGCTTCAAGGTTTTGCTTACCAATCAGATACTGATACTTCGACTTCATTTGAGGGGTTAGGACTTCATTGTTCGGACCAGTGTTGAACGTGGTTTTAGCGTCAATACCTGAACGGAAGAAAAGGTCCCGAGTCGGTGTAGAACCAAGGTTGATCTGAAACGGAGACACGGCATTGAATGCACGAGTCATGAAGTCGTAATCATTGATCCGGGCACCGGTAAGGATGTCATGGCGGTAAGGGAGTTTCCCGTCAGGACCAGCCATAAACTCGGCGTATAGATTTCGGTTGCGAAGGGAATCCTGGATACCGTTATCCAGCTCGCGCATACCCGGACTCAGCAGCTTGCCGATCTCATTACGCATACCACCCCAAGGGATAGTATTGTTAGCAATGTTGGCAAGGATACCTGCAGGCCGTGTTCCCTTAAGCTGCATAAAATCATTGAGCTGAGTAATGCCAGCAAGGAACGATTTGTTAGTGACGTTTGCACCAATGATGTGGCCTAATCGACCAAACATATCTTCAGTCCACTTCTCTCCCATTTCACGGGAGGCATCACCGATATCAGCGACAGTGGAGAGGAAGCTGTTAAACGGCTCGAGAGCGTCGTAACTGATGTACTTATCACCCACTTTGAGCGACCGTGGACGCCAACCCATTTGAATCCAAGTATCACGGAGCTGTTTGTCAGCAGGACCGTTACCCGTCAGCATCCCATTAAGGAATAACGTCGAGGCAGTCATCACGGTGGCGTACCCAAGGGCCACACGCCCATTAACAAGGGCCTTCATAGCAGCATGATCCTCAGGACTCTTAATGCCGTAAGTCAGCATCTTGGGATCGTCCCAAGCAAGGTTCCTGATGTCATGCACCTCCTGAAGCTTTCGGTTGAGCAAAGGGGTGTGCTTTGCAGTCAGCTCTAGGGCGTTGTATGCGGTCTTAGTAAAGAGTAGGAAGGGCTTAGCAAAAGGGGCCTTCTCAGCAAAACGCTCGAAGTCAGCAGCCCAGCCACGAAGGTCTTGGGTAAGTGAAACTTCTTCCTGAGCACGTTTGAGCAGTGTGTCTTGGATCTGCCCATCAGCAGACCATACCTCACGTTCAAACTTGGCCTCGTACAGCCGCGTAAGCTGTTTAGCATCAGCATCTGAGACAACACCTTTAGACTGTTTAAGGGTCTCATAGGCATCGTTAAACGCCAATTGACGCACACGACCACGAGCAAGGAGGTGCCCAAAGAACTGGTCTCCTGCAGCCATTGCACGGCTACTCCAATTGAACAGCGGGAACTGGTTCAGCTTCCGAATCATGTCGGCACCGTTGTAGGCGAAGTTATCGCCATCTGAGCCAAACTGACGGAAGTATTGACCCATTGCTTCCCATTCCAGGTCCCTCGCACGGTTGATCTCGATGCTGTCAGCAATAGACTTTGTGGTTGGGGTATCCCCTGTGATCTGACCAGCCCACCGCTGCTTGGCAAACATCCAGGCTTCTCCAATGGATTCCTGCATAGCACTAATGCCAGCAAAGGCGCCACGGGTTACCTGATCGTCACCACGGAGGTAGTCCCCCATACTGCCAATAATCGTGGCCACAGGTCGCATGAAGGTTGAGAGGCCAGTGCCAGTGAATGCCCGCATCGGAGTGCGCGGACCCGATAGAACACTGTGAACCATCATGGACTGAAGTTCACCGACAATCGCACTCTTTTGGGAGTGATCAGCATCCGTGTATCCGTGCAGCTTGTTCTTAAAGAATGTCTCTAGATCCTTAAAGGTTGAGATCTTGTCACCAGCAGTGGCAAGGAATTCGATGTATGTATTAAGCAGTGCGTCGTTTGTATCACCACGAAGTGCTTGCTTAATCGTGTTGACCTGAGCAGCCGCAGCATCTGAAGCCTCAGTCAACTTGGTCATAAAATCGATATCCTTGTCGGCACTATTGGCGACACCACCAGAAACGGACTTGCCCTTTCCAGTTCCCATCATCCTCAGGTTATAGCTATTCAGCATTGAGGTCTCTTTACGCAGTCGTGCCAGTGTGGCAATGCGGCTAAAGATCAGATCACCAAGGCTGTCTTTGTCAAGGATGTCAATTTGATCGGCAACGCTCTGAGCACCACGGGAGATGTCTCGGACCTGCTTAAGCAGCGTTCCTACGAGAACGTCGTGAGCCATGAGCTGGGAGGCATTGAAGATTTCACGACCCTCGGCAATATTTCCTCCAAACCTTGAACCACCTTCAGGGTTACCAAAAGTTCCCAGGAAATCAACGATTTGCTCATCACTGACAGGAGAATCTCGATAGTGACCCGAGTCGTCAAGAAACTCATTGACGCGGATTTGAGCATCCAACAAATCATTCTGGATTTCCTTGGCACTTGCAGCACCGTAGATCCTTTTAAAGTCTGGATCTACCTGGTAAAATTTGGCCAGGTTCTCGGCCTCCTGAACACTCATGCCTGGAGCACCAACCTCAATACGTCGGATTTGTGCTTCAGTCAAGGTTGAACGGGGTGTTCCTTCAGCTTGGGTAAAGTCCTTTTTAATGACTACTGAGTCGCGCAGAGCGCCCATCGGATCACCATCAGCAGTGATTGCTTGACCGCGTTCTGGAGTTCCACCGTCATAGACAAAGGCATCATCTGAATCGACCTGATCACGGGAGATCCGATCCATTGCAACATCGGTGGTTTGGTCGGCTTGGCGTGTGGCACGAAGCTCGTAGTTTCGGTTAGGTCCCCAATCAACTCCACGCTTGTTAGCCTCATCAACCATCAGCTTTTGTTTCTGGGCATCATCAAGCTTGGACCAGGGGCTGGCACCAGTGGAATTGACACGCTTTTGCCACTGAGCAAACGTTTCGTCAGTAAGGAGTTTGGCCTTCTCGCTTTTATGAGCAGCCATCTCGACACGCTTACGGGCTTCCCGCTCCAGTCGTTTCGTCTTTGCTTCGTAGGCTTTGCCTTCTAAGGTCCGTAGTTCAGAAAGGTGCCGATCCTGGGCAAGCTTGGAGATCTCAGGGTCAACAGGCTTTGTGGTTGCAGCTCGAGCAGCTTTGACACCACGTACACCCGCACCAGCGGCCTCTAAGGCGGCACCAAAGACACCCCCAATACCTAGGCCATCAGCCATGTTGTACACAGCCCGCTGAGCCGGGGACATGTCGTCAGTCGTTGCAATCGGAGCAAGGATGGACTTCCACTCTGGCTTCAGCTTGATCAAGGCTGCTGCAACGTTGCTCTCTTGAGATTGGTTGCTAGTGACATCGGCCACAAGGCCGAGAGCAGCATCCTGAGCTAACCGGCCTTGAACCGTAGCCTTGTTTCCAGAGAGAAACTTGAGAGGCTTAGCCGCAGCATTGCCAACAGGACCAGCCTTAGAGACAACTCCAGCAGCTTTGCCAGCAGCACCCCGAGTAGCCACACCGAGAGTAATTAGCTCTACAGCAGAACGGAGAACATTTCCCCAGACTGTACGAGTAATTGGCTTCTCAAGTTGCATAAAAGGAGGCTTATAGTCATCGCCTTTCTCGTAGAACTTAGGGTCAAGCCACTTGGGAAGTGCCATGACACTATTAGCAGCGTCAATAACTCCACCACCGACAGCGTTAGCTGCCTCTTGGGCGTTCTGACCAAGCCCAAACTCTTTTGGGTTTAATGTTTCCTGGGAAGATTTAGGCCGTCCAGTCTTTGGATCAATAGATTGTTGAAGTGCTTTTTGGTCAGCAGCCGCTTGTTGCTTGGCCTGTTCATCCTGCTGCTTCCGAAGAGCTTGCTCATTATCAAGTTGTTGATTGATGCGTTGATCGCTTAAAACGTCTTGCTGGTCAATCTGGATATTATCTTCAGAAAAGGGGGTAAACATCAGCTAGCTGTACCATGTAGGAAAGTAAAACGACGACCATCAGGGGTGGCGATAGTTAAAACATCACCATGCTCAGAGGGTTTTTTAGAAATGACGCGAGCACCATTCTTCAAGACAACTGGAGTTCCAGCGGGAACTGCGTAATCCCAGCCAAGATGCCTGCCGTAAGAACGACCAGCCCCGAATTCACCGCCAGGGGCAGTGACACCGGAAGAAAGGGGTACAAGTCCACTTACAAGTTTAAAGGAGATATACTTATCAAGAGAATCACGCCTAAAGAAAGAACCGCTTGTATCTTTAACATCAAGATGTGCCCCAGTAGAAGTGGGTCCGATGTTGCCAACTCGATATGCAACTTGAGGACGTAATCTTGTAGTATCAATATTGAAGGAGCTTAGGTTCGCTCTTGCCTGCTCCATTGCCGAAGCAAGTTGACCAGGCTTAAGTTTCTGCAGACCAATCCAAGCATTACCAAGTCCAGGGACGTAGCTCTGGGCTGAGGCTTGGCCGGACCAGAACTTACCAGTACGCTCACGAAGATAGGCAATAGCAATCCTGTCCTGAACCTGCTCATTAAACAATTCACCGGGTCGAGCAACTCCTCGATCAATAAGACCTTGAAGTGTCGAGTGGATAAATTGGTAGCGACCGGCAGCATGGATATCACCATTGCGACCTAGTGATAGGACTTCACTAATACTCATCTGGGTAAGAGGTCGCCCAAAATTGGCTGTACCTGTACCAGAGCCGATAGCTGTATGACCACCGTCTCGACCACCTTTATTCATGGCGTCATAGCCATTCAACTTGGGGTCGGTAGAAATACTCTCCTTTGAGGCGATGAGATCCAGCACTGGCTGGTAGGGGCTCATGTTGGCTCCACCAGTACCTCCTTCGACAGCACGTAGTGTGCGGTCAATAGAAGGGCGCCAGGTAAGCAGTTGCCTAAACTCTGGTCGCACACCGTCGTACAACTGGGCCGATGGAGGTCGCTGAAGGGGACCACGCCCATAAGCTTTCATTTGAGCATCTGCGATGTCAAACGGTGATGCGTTCTTAATACGACTCGTGATAGCCCAAATAATAGGTGGAATAGAGCCACCACCTTGACGAAAGCCTTCGAGCTGAAGAATCTCCTCCTCGTTAAGAATTTTTTCAGTAAAGAGTGCTTTAGGATTAGACGTAATTTTGGCTTGAATATCTCGAGCCCGCTTACGCTGAGCCTCGGCACTAGTACCTTTACCAGCCAACTGGAAGCCGGGGTTCTTAAGGTCAGGAGACTTCCCATCCGTTTGCATACGAATCGAAAACATTCCCTTTCCTTGACGCCCACTCTCAATCTGCTTAATAATATCGTTTCTGGCTTGATCCCAGGCTTCCTGAGGTGCAACACCTTGGCCAATTAGAATAGAAGCCTTCTCTGAAACCATACGGCGAGCTACGCCTTGTGCAATAAAGAAGTCACCATTTTGGTTATACCCTTTATCAACACGCCCAATGGATTCCTTGAGTTCAGCATCAACTGCATTGAAGATGTTAGTCTTCACATCAGCAGGCACCATCTCCTGCTTCTTTGCAGCATCCCCATACTTGTCACGTAGCTTGGCTGAATATCGACCACTGTTCAGCTCGCGCATGGTGAGAACGCCATCGACCTTCTTCTGAAGAAGGATGGCATCACCTACCTCATCAGCAAGCTCTTCGGCAGTTTCCATCGACTTAAGCCAGGCAGGCGGGGAGCCGAAGCCGCGACTTTGCCACTCAGCAATAGCTTCCCTGACTTCATCTTTAGAGAGGGGCCGTTGAGCTGCGAATTGGTTAAGCCTCTGTTCAAACTGAGACTTCTCATCCTCAGTTGCTTGCTCGCGGTCAGCTCGAACTTGGTTGTTGTACTCCCTCACTGCAGAGCGCAGTTGAGGCATGTCCATACCAAAACGCTCACCAAAGGTGACAGCCTTCGATTCACCATTGGGGATGAATTGCGTAGACTCAAGCTCCATCAGATCATCTGACGTGAACTTGCCTGACTTGGCAGCGTTTACTAGATAGCCGATAGCTGAACGACGCTTCTCACCCAACTCCTTTGGATCACCGCCTGACATACGTTGAATCCAGTTGAGCACACCAGTACCGCGCTCAGCCTGCCATTCAGTAAGCAAATCGTTAGTCTCTTTCTGAGTACGGTCAAGCTCCAACTCCTTTGATCGCTTTTCAGAAAAGAGGAGTTGCTCCTTAGACTCCTGCTTACGCATACCTTCATAAAGGTACTCGTTAGCAAAAGCTTTATTAAGGCCACGGAACTGTTTTAGGTACTCTGCCCGTACAAGGGTATTGACAGCTTGAAACGTCTCTGGGGATCCCTCAGCGGCTTGGGCAAGCGAGATTTGTTTACCGTTAATATCAAAAGGTTTGTCAGCGATCTCGGCACGGAAAGCGCCGTAGTTCTCTCCACCTTGAATAGCCCACTGCTTACTAGCGCCGTAAAGCTGTCGCCCAGATAGGTTGCGAATTCTGGAGATGTACTCTTCAGAGTATCCGGATGCTTTGAGCTTATTGACAACGTTATTGACTTGAGTATCAGCAGCATCGATTTTAGCTTCACCAGCCTTTAAGGCCTGGTAATCTTCAAACGTGATGCCGGATTCAAAGGCGATATTGGCACCTTCGATTTCAGCTAGTTCATTACGCTTCTTCTTCTGATCGAGAACAACCTTGGCAATAGTCCCAGAGAAAGCTGACAAGGCAGCAAAGGTTCTTTCATCCTGCTCAGACTTAATAAGATAGTTATTAGCCTGAGTCTTAAGGTTCCGTGCCTCAGCCTCAAAGACTGCACGGTCAGATGCTCGTTCAAATTGACGGTTGTCTTGACGGTTGCCCGATTCAATACTTTGATTGCGTTCGACTTGAGATTGAAAAGCATCCCGATTCCTACGTTCAATGTCAGAGTTCTCTCTCATCTGCCGTAGCAGATTATTACCCTGTTGGCCGATAGCATCGACACTAGCCGTAGACATCTGGATGGGGTTAAAACCTCTCTCGCGGGCGTACCCTTGATACTTAATTTGTTCCATTTACCTATTTAAAAAAGCCAGCTATACTTAAACCAAGTCCAATATCACTTGTCAGCCCACTCAGTGCGGAACCAAAAGTACTACCCGTAGCCCCTTTAATCGGAGCTGGCGGTTTAGATGGCATACGTGGATCCATAAGTGTTGCTCGTGGTAGTGCCAGAGGAGCCAGGGGATCAGGAGCCCGAAGTGGGACAAGCATTCGACGAGACTGTGCATTGAGATCTGCACCGTACTTATCAGTAGCAATCTGATTCATAGTTACCTTGCTCTCCTTCTCGGCACTCACAAGGCTCTCAGCGAGCACTGCCTGGTTCCGGCCATAACTAGCCATAGCGGAAGCTAGAGCCTTACCAGCGGACCTTCCAGACACCCCTGCGGCTTGAACCTGACCTTCTTCCTGGAGCATCTTTACCAGCATGTCCTGCTGATCAAATGCCATCCCGGTTAGGATTTCTTGGAATCGACGGTTCTCAGCTTCAAAGGCGACAGCAGCTGCTTGGTTATTAAACCCAAGCTGCAGACCATAGATGCGCTCAGACTCGTTGTATTGACGTGCTTGGTTAGAGTAGTCAAAATTGCGGATCGCTAAATCAGAGACGTACTGACGAATGGAGCTTTGCTCTTGATAAGTAGCGTTATCGTCAATGTTCTGGCGATTGATTTGATTCTCAGCAATCCGCCAGTTGTAGTCCTTTAACGTCTCTTCCCAGTTATAATTCCAGACACTGGTGTCGTAGGCATACTGGGCGTTAGCAGCCTTCTTCTGTGATCTGCTTTGTGCAATTGAACTAATTAGTCCAAACACTACTTACCTCCTAGTATAGAATTTAGGTGAATAGTTACCCTCCCATTTCATTGATAACAGACTTACAGGAAACGGTGAATCAGAAAAGATTCTCAACCTGATATTCTCAGATCGTTGATGAATCGGAATAGTAAACTGCGATGTATTAACAAACGGGATATCATTGGCAAGGTAGTAGTCAGCATTACGAACACCTTCAGTGTCTTGCCATTCAGAACGACCTTTGGAGTTCAATTTGAAGACAACATCGCCACCAAGCCCTAAGATAAACTTGAGTCGAGCAATAGTAAGAGAAGCGGTGTAGTCTGATTGCTGACCCTTGTCCCCACCTCGATAGAAGATTTGAGGGATTTCAACGTCCATGCTGTAGGTATAGCCTACAATCAAATCCTCAGCACTCAGATTAAGTTCAGGGATTTTGGCGTAGAATCCACCGCCATCCTGAAGAACTGTTGGGAACAGGACAAGACCAGAGTTGCTGTATGTCGGAGTGACTTGACCTGGGTTAGCAGTTACCACACACAAAGTGCGTGAGCTGTCATGTTTGTACGGAAGATAAACTTTCGTATGTTCATCTCCAGGTGTATTGACAAATGTCTTACTTGCTGGTGCAGCCCAGATATCAAGTCGTGGGTCAACCTTTGAACCATCTGAAGTAAGGAAGGTTGATGAGGTCGGGCTTTGGATCAAGGAAAGCTTTTGGACGACATAGGCACTTGACTGCTTAGTAACTGTCCAGAAGATATCCCGGTCAACGACGTGGTGCATGACATTACCAGGCATCGTCCATTTAAACCAGGATTGAAGCTCCCGCTGATCTCCACTTGTGTAGAACCTGAACAGGTAAAGATCCCTGCTCGAGGTCGACCCAAGGGAAAGGAGGCTGTTCTGAGGAGAGCTGACAACTTGATCAACACCAGATGGGATCCATTCGGGCACAACCCTTGAAATATCCAGCACAATCGGACTCTCATCCTGGCCTCGAGTCTGCATCTCAAAGACACGGATGTAGGATGGTGTCGCTGAAATGAATCCAACAGTGGTTCCCAAATCTACTGGATCATTTTTAACATCCATTTCGTAGTTTGAAATGGTCTTGATGGTGCTAGTAGTTGGAGTCAGCACACCCTGAGAACTTTGCATCAGGAACTGCTGTGATCGGCTAAACAGAAGCAGGCCCTGCGCCACAGGTACAACACCATGAAGAGTTGCAGGACGGATGCTGGAGCAAGAGATATCAACAGGATCTGATGCAACAACAGTTAGAGCACTGTTATGATAGAAGTTAAGATAGTCACCAGCTTGGCTAAGAGAGACATTCTCTTCTGTCAATGCGCCAAGACGGTTGCTGTAGAAGAAGAGCTGCTGAATCGTTGATCCAACGAAACTGGGGTGTTCATTGGTATCATCATCACCAACAAGTCTCGGTTCCCACGAAGTCTGTTGAAAGGTGAATGTACCGTTAGCATTTCGGATAAGCTGGTGAGGCATCGTTGACGCTGTCAAACCGACACTCACATCAGGCTTCACCGTCTCTTCCCAATATCCAACACCAGAAACACCGTTGTCAGCGACAAATTTAACGTAGTAGTTATCCTCGTTATTGACGCTGTTGCTTACCTGAAAGATGCGACCATGCTTACTTTGCAGGGGAAGCTTGGAGATATTCTCGACAGAGTCTTGATAGGCAACTAAGCCTTCCTTATCCTTACCCCCTTTAGCTGTAATAGAAAAGGCCGTAGCACTTTCTACTTCAATACATGTACCAATGCGAGTAGCAGTGATGCCGCTGATACCGTTAAGTGACGTAGTCAGGGAGTCAAGGATGACATCCGCATTAACAGTACTATTGGTTTGCGAAGGTGTTGAGATCGTTGGCTCAGCATTAAATGTTGTATAGGTGACAGTTGTTGAGTTGATCTTAACTTCATACCTCTCGCCAAACTGAACCGCCAACAGACGCACCGTAGCCCGTTTGCCGTAGGCGTATGTCGGTGCAGCTTGAGTGGTAACCGTTACATTCTTGTTTGTGATGAAGGTATAATCATTGATGGTAAGGATATCGTAGTCATCCTTTCCGCCAGTCAAATAGGCAGTAGCTCCAGAACCGTAGCTAACGGTTTTCGGAGTACCATCAACAAGACTCCAAATACGGATGTTTGCTCCGTAGATAACTCCTACATACTGTTCAGAGGCATCACGAAAGATGGAGAACCAACGACCATTATCATATGTGCCTGGTGCAATGACGTTGCCTGAACCGTCTTTCAGCTCAACAACAAACTTACCTCCAGGCCGCTTAAGTAAACCGAAGGTAGGTTCCGGGTAGGCATTAATACATGTTTTTACTTGACCTGGAAACTTAAGGTCATCAGTCTGCTGAGAGACGCCACCAAGGTAATTTGGTATACTTTGAGTTACTGCAGGCATATCAGCGAGCTAGTGTTTTGTAGGGTTGATAGCTGTTATAGAAATTATTGCCGCGCGGCATACCAAAGAACGAGTAGTTACCTTGATTGCATTCATACTCCATAGCATTAGCACGTGCCATAGCTTCTTTCTGCTGAAGCATCTGATACACTGAGCTATCTCCAATCATCTTGGTTGAGGCTTGGACAGCAGCCCGAGAAGCAACGAAGTCACGGAAAGGTGTGGGGAGGTCAGTGAACTCAAAGAGCCAGACGACATCGCACTTAACTTGACTAGTCCACGTATAGGTATGGTCGATCTTGTTATAGAGTTTCCCATCTCTACGGACAACCTCAATGCCTTTGTTTTCGTAGAGGTCACTTAGGTCGATGAGGAGGATATTGTCTGGGATCAGAATTTGACCGTTAATATCTGGAGTAAATGGGTATTCGGTCTCTGTATTAAAAGACCAACCCTCAGCTTGCACCTCTCGATTAACCTCGATTAAAGTGTCGTAGGCAATAGCTACATCAGGGTTGGTCTGATCGAGAGTAGTGACAGGAGCCTGTCCTACTGCTCCGAGTATTTGATTTACGGCAGCCAGTTCGGTGGCCACTAAAGCATTAGGAAAGGGCATATCACTATTAAAGAAAAAAGGGGGCCATAGAGACCCCCCGGTATTAAAAGATCAGACGTTGGTGATATTGCACTCAACGCTGGGATAGGCAAGACGCAGACCCTTGGTTACCGACTTAACAGCGGAGTCAGGGATAGCAGTGCCGCCAAAGCGACGCTGGGTCTTGGCCACAGAAATGCGCTCTGCATCAGTCGTGCAGATACCTTGATTGTTAGCAGCAGCCATGATCAGAAGATCCGATATTCAAGGAAGGAGCCAGCACGGATCACAGCAGACTGGGAACCGGTCTGAGTGTTCTGCGCGAATTGGAAGAGCACCTGGCCAGCGGTAGAACCGTTAGCGATCACACCGGTCAGACGGATGAAACCGTCAGTGCCGGAGGCAAACAGAACGGTGTCATCAGCTTCAGCGGTGATGGATGCACACACAATCGCCGTGGCATCTGCAGCCTGCTCTTCAGAGAAGAGGCGGTACAGCGTCGGGCTAGCGGGCACATCAACGCGGTACTTCAGGTCACCAGTCGCAGTGCTGGTGTAGAAGAGGTTGTAGCGGAAAAGAATACGCTCATTCTTTCCAACAGGAAGGGTGAACTGGGGAACAGTTACCAGGGTGGCACTGTTGGTTACGGTTTGATCCGCATCCAGCACGTTGCCAAGCTGCATAACATCGGGCTGATAGACAGCACCGAAAGCCCCATTAGTAGTGAGAGACATTGGTTAGATCCAAAAAGATTTACGTTGCGGAAGTGTTTCCAGCAATAGTGCTGGCGGCAGTAGCACGGTCAGCAACACCACCAGAAACTGCACGACCAAACTCCACAGGGGAGAGCGGGTTAATGGTGAAGGACTTGACCGTCTTGGTCGATCCAAAGATCTTGCCGTTAGGTGCGTTAGGGGCAGCAGCACTGCCACCCGTCGTCACCACACGCGAGGAGCCAGGAGAAATAGACATTTCTTAGGACCTCACTTATCAGGCGCGGGCCGACTGCAGCTCGATAGCGGCAGCAGGGTTGAGAGTGCCACAACCCATGGCCAGACGGCCAAGAATCACATCGCCTTGATAAAGAACGCTCACGTCGCCGCTGGTCACTTGGACCTGGGGACCGATAGCTTCCACAACACCAGCAGCATCTTTCTGGTAGATCAGACCGCAGTGGGTCGAAAAGTCGCCGCTGTAATCATTGTTCTCACCGCTCACGCTGCCGACAGTACCGGCCAGGAAAGGCAGGTTGTTGGAACGCTTGATGTTGATACCAGCAATCTGGTACAGGCCATCACCGCTGTTCAGGTTGCCCTGGGAGGCACCGAACTCACGGTTGAGGATGTTGGTATCAACTTGGCTGATCAGGGCGTAGTACTGACGAGGGGCCAGCACAGCACAACGACCAGAGGTAGGAACATTCTTCTCATCCATGATGGAAGCAGCTTCAAAGAAGGCGTCCACGAGGGCTTGAGCGTCATACTCCTTCTGAGCACCCAGTTGGATCACCGAACCGCCGGGCTCAGGGCCAGGGGAGGCAGTGATGGGATGGGCTTCACGAGCAGCCTTGGCGATCATACGGAAGATCTTCTTATCGTATGCTTCGGCAAGAGCGTGGCCGATTTTTTTGCTTATCTCGCCGCGCAGATCGTAGTGAGCCAGAGTCTCATCCAGGTCATACACGAAAGCAGAGCTGATGAGAAGGTCATCACAGACGATGGTCTTTTCTGCCACCGGGGGATCACCACTACCCAGGATCGGAGTGCCGGGGGTGTGGTAACCAGCCTGCATACGACCGGTGAAGATGAACTGCATGGCCTTCCCATTCTTCAGGGTGCGGCGCATGATGGTGTCACGAGCCACGCAAGCGGACTCATAAGCCTTGAACAGTTCGCCCGAGAAGAGCTTCAGATAAGTTGCGTACTTAGTATCATACGCCTGAGAGCCGGAGGTATTAGATACCGCCTTATTAAGAGTACCGAGTACGGTTTGATTAGTGTTAGCCACTGTTAGAAAAGAGAGAGTTGTTAAAGTTCTCCCTAACCGGTTAGGAATTCACATGGACAAGAAGTCATGTGCATTCGATTAAAGTGTTTGTGTCTGTCTCTCCAGACTGTCAATGGCTAAAGGGTGTCCGCCTTAGCGGGCCTTGAGCCAAGAGGAGTTAAGTCCGACATTGAGGTGCTTAACTCCCGTTGTGGACCTTCGAGAAACGAAGAGCCAGAACTGACGGAATCCATCCGACGTAGGTGCGCTAATAGCAGCAACCCGCTCCATACCCAATTCCTTGGGGTTTACATCGCCGTTATAAAGCCACGGTCGCGGGCATTACATCAAAGAATTCTGAAGAAGTTATTGATGTAATAGACAAGCTGATGCTCAGGAACCGTGTGGTTCACAATCGTCTTTCTAGGGTCAGTCAGAATAGATTGATAGTACAAAGATTTGCCAACTATCTGACCACCAGAGTAAAGGATAGATGCTGAGATGAGGTTAATATTAAAGGCTCTAGGTGCAGCGGTAAGTCGACTACGCTTGACAAGGTTCGCCGGTACACCAGCAATACTGAATAGCCTTGGACTAGCAACAAGCCGTCGTGTCAACAGGAGATTGGCTGCACGATAGACACCAGTGAAGGTGCCCTTATCGGCAGGCAGTATACGAGAGACTACCTTGGTGATGGTTGCAGCTACACCAGCTATAGAGAAGCCACCAGGAGCTGCAGTCAGCTTTCTCCCTACAACAGGTGAGGCAGAAACACCTGCAACTGTGATCGTACCTTTGGCAGCAAGGATCTCAGCTTGATGGATGATGCCAGCATCAACGCCAACAACGGAGAAGGTTCCTTCGTCAGCAGCTAGGTTTCTACCCTTAGCAAATCCTGCAGCATTACCAACAATACTACGAGTACCTAGATCAGCAGTCAGTACAACCGTCTTATCCCTAAGCTCAACAACCCAACTACGGAAGGCACTACTAGCATTAACTGTGACGTTAGTACTTGCCCAAGTAGTCCGTGTTCCGTTGGTATCATGACCAGCTGCTTCCGTACCTGCAAAGGCACGGTTCACCATTGTGCCAGGAGCTAGGTCTACGTTAGTAGCAGTCCGGTGACCGGCAAAGGCAGCGACCCAACTTGTGTTGTCAGTACGTTGAAGGTTTAATGCGGGGTAGTTAACTGTAGTAGTTGCTGAACCACTACCACCAATAGAGGCACCACGTGTGGCACCCCTATACACATGACAAATCAGCTCAGTAGCGTTTGTCCAGGTACCACTAGTAGTTGTAGTAGCTGTAGCTATCGCAAAATGGAGACGGCTCGAGTTGGTATTACCACCGCTAGAACCAATCTGAGTCCATGTAGGCACTGTGCCCCCAGCGGTTGGGGCTGTAGGCACAGTGTTACTACCATCTCGATACGCAAAGATAAGGATCAGGTCTCCAACTTGGTGAGCCGGAATGGTGACCGTTGTTGTTGCTGCGCCTTGTGCGCCAATATAAGAAACGGTCATTGCATTGCCTTAGCTTACAGTTAGGATTCCGTTTGTTTGATCAAGGTCGACGGTAAGAGTTTCACCAGCAGCGACAGTAACCGAGGAGCCATAATCCCAGTAACCAATGAGCGGGTCTGCAGGAGAGGTAGGCGTGTCGTTGAACAACACGGCATAGCGAGCTGTAAAACCTGCTCCTGAGCCCGTCCATACAGGATCAGTACCACCAGTGAGTTTGAATGTACCGCTAGTCTCTGCACCAGTAATGGTTCCAACAGAGATACCACCAGCCGTGTATCCACCACCAGTTGTCAGTTCAGTGACGTTGGCAAGTACCGTGTGAGTGGCAACGTTGGGAGTCGTGTTAGTCAGCGCAACCTTTAGGACGTGAGTTGTACCGGTCTGCAATTGATGCACACCAGAGCAAAGATCCTCAGGAAAGGTATTGTATTTAACAAAGGCAGCCATAATTAGTTATTTTGAACAGTAATGCCACTGGATACCCAGCCGCGTTGTTGAGTAGTACCGGATTCATTGGAGTGGTAGACACGGCCAGGAGGTCCTGATGGACCAGGCTTTCCTTGAGGCCCCTGCTTACCCTCCCTGCCTTGCGGTCCTGGAGGGCCTGGGATCCCACGCTCACCAGGCTCACCTGGCTTGCCGTCCCGACCATCAACACCTGGCAAACCTTCAGGTCCAATCATCGACACACCCATCGGCCAGCCATCGTGACCCTTCGGCCCGTAGATAGTCCAATGCATGTAGTCGATATAGAACTGACCCGCTGTGCCTAGGAATGGGGACGGTGGAGCGGTGCCGCTAAGGATCCCTAAACCATCCATGCCATCCTTACCTGGCTCTCCCTGCTCTCCCTTTTCACCACGCAAGCCAGGCTTGCCTTGCTCACCAGCAGGGCCAGGTGGACCGGGCTCCCCATCGAAGCCGGGCTCACCTGGATCTCCTGGCGGGCCAGGTGGTGCATACTCAGGGACAAACGACAGAATGCCAGTAATTGGATTCAGTCTAAACATTAGGAAATACGAGTAACGCTAGTTAGATATCCATTGCCGTCATATGTCATGGTGACAGTGGATACAATCTGACCGCTAGCACCACCAGCCCTGTAGACGACAGTTGTAGGGTTACCGTTTGCATCATTGGTAACCCCGATGAAGTCGTGCTCAGGAACACTGAGGCCGGTCTCCATCTGACGGGATGAGAACCGACCCGTTTTAATGTTCTGAGATGTCATAAATTACCAAGTGGTAGGAGAGACTTCCAAAGTCCCAGGCTTTGCAACCTGAGCCTTGGGGCTATATCGAGTAATTGCTGCCCCGGTGTAGCCATAGATGAAACCACGAGCAGCGCTGCTAGGGGTCACATAAAGAATCGAAGCAACCGAAGAGATCTTCGGATCAAAAGCTTTTGCCATGTTACTTAATTCGTGTGATGGTAACTTGACCAACACCCTCCCTATCTAAACCAATTGCTCTCGCAGCAGCACGACTGAGGTCAAGCTCACGACCATGAATAAAAGGGCCACGATCATTGATTCGTACAGTAGTGCAAAGTTTGGTGCGTTTGTTGCAGACACGAAGACGGGTTCCAAATGGAAGCGACCGGTGGGCTGCAGTCATTGAGTTCTGGTTAAAGATCTCACCAGAGGCAGTGGGTCTTCCGTGATACGGAGCGCCATACCATGAGGCAAGTGAAGCGAGGGTAAGTGTCAGAGAAAGCATGAGTTCATTGCAAAGGACTTTTATATTGCTTACTTCTTTGTTCCCAAGTTAGACTTCTTTGAGGAAGCCCGGCAGTTGTTGTCCACCCTTATTCTTTAGCTTGCGCTCCTGAAGACGCCGAAGCATCTCAGGGCTTGCATTAGGGATACCCTTATAGCTTTGACCGCCAGGGATATAAGGTTCTTGCAAATCAAAGCTTGCGCCTTTTGCAATACGGAGCTGTCGGTTCTTCCCCACTTTTGTGGGGCGAGCCATGATTAATAGTTAAGGTTAGAACGTTCAAGTTTGTCGTAGACATCCTGTCGATAAGCAGGATCATTGTCATACCTAGGGTCTTGCATCGCACGGACAACCTCTGCTTGGCTACGGTATACATCCATAGACTGTGCAGCTTTGCCCGTAAGCATCTGACCCTCGTATCCAACTGAGTCTTTAAATCGGTAGCTCAATGCCTGAATTGCAAAGTAGATAGCCTGAGGATCTCCTTTATCCATGACTGAGTCATAGACTTTGATCTCATCAGGAGTGAGGTTTTGAGAAGCCCAGGAGATCATGTTGTTGTACTCCTGTTCACCACCAACTACACCTTTCATCTCAGCGATATCTTCGCTGGACATCTGGTACACCGGTTCCGGTTCAGGTGACTCTTGCCGATAAGCAAGGAACATATCTGCAATGTCAGATGCAGACATACCATCAAGTGCAGCCAAAGTCTCTTGACTGAACTCACCACCATCAGCTTCTTCAGCGAGACGATTCAGGAAGGAGTAATCGATAGGCTCATCTACCTCCCTGGTCTCTTCCTCAACAGGCTCCTCAGTCTGAGTCGCTTCTTCAGGTTCTCGAGACCCAAGCTTCCGTTGGAGTTCAACGTAGGCTTGCTCTAGTTCTTGAGCATCACGATACTTGCCAGCAAGCAGATTGTTCTGCTCCTGTTCAAGGCGCTCACCGATTTCAAGGTTTTCTTGATCCCGCTGTTCCGACTCCTCAATAGCAGCCGGGTCATCGCTGGGATCATACGTCAGATTGAATGCCATTAAATGTTTCTACTTTAAGATTACCAAGCCCAACAGTCTCTACCTTGACAACTCGACCAAGGGTCGGCTTAGCAACAAGGTGAGTCCGACGAGCGTATTTGTTTTCAGAAAACTCTTCCCGATCCTCCTTAGACAGGGGGTTGGAAACCGGGGGGAGGGGCTTGTTCTTGACCCGTTGGGGCCTGCTCGGTTGCTGCTTGTCCATTAATTAGGTTCATTGCATCGGGATTCTTACTAGGATCAAACATCGGTGTGCCTGCAAGAGCTGCAGTTTGATTCACCAATGCCATCTCTTTCTGAATACCCATTTGTTGTTGCATCTCAGCTTGCTGCTGTTGAGCAGGCTTGATGAGATTTAGAATGTCAATACCTTGTGAGGTAGCAAGACGCTTGATCGCCTCATCAGCATTGACGTACTTGCCAAGTGCTTCAGGTCCAATGGTCTGAGCAATGGTGGTCAAGAAGGCCGTAAGGCTTTCCCGATCCTGGCCACGGCCAAGCGCATTGATACCTGCCACGATGGTTGGACGTACCAGACCCTTAGGTAGACGCACGATCTCACCATCACGTTGCATGACATTGAGTTTGCGGTTCAGATACGGAATCAGAAACTCAACAGTCAACAGAGAGAACAGTCCTCCCAATTGTTGCTCCAGTTCCATCTGTGTCATCCGCACTTCCTCAGCAGTGGTCCGTTCAGATTGACGGACATTCATGACAAGGAATGCTTCGCTGATCCGACGCTCGAGTGTGGCTGCCATCTCAGCAGCAGTCCTGAAGTCAGCAGTCTTACCCACTTGGATAACACCGATATCTTCAGGTCGACCCTGAACGATGGCCCCATTGCCTGCAGCAGCGATAGTCGCAGGCTTGGTGGTAGAGGATGGGGAAACAACAAAGACCACCTTTGCGGCGGCTGCAGAGCCTTCAACGAGGGCCTGCATCAATGCTTCCAAGGATCGCAAGTCGCCTAGGAACTCCTCGACTCGACCCCTGCCGTAGCACTCACCATCTACCGTGTTGAATCGAAGCGGTAGCCAGGGGCTAGCATCCAATGGAGCCTTACCCATGCTGTTGGGAACTACTTTATCGAGTACTTCCTGATGCCAGATCCAACGATTGTTGTCCTTACGGACGTGGGTGAAGACATCGATGTCCTCATCATTATTTGAACTGTCATCACCTGGAGTATTAGGTGCTGTCTCAAGCAGCGGTCCCAATAGCTTCTTGCTGATGCGTTCCTTGGTGACTATCTCAATTACATTACCGCTACCATCTCGGTCTACGGCGTACCTATTCAGTGGGTACAGCTTCAACCCATTCCTCTGATCCATATAGACCAGAGCATTACCACCTACAACAAGGTGCTTGATTGCCTGGTGAATAGCTACACGATCACTGCTTGCAGCAATCGAATCCATCACCATCCGTTCAAGCTTGGCAAAGCTCAGGTCAAGTTCAGAGCGGGCTTCAGCCGGGATCTCAACACCTAACTTGGAATCATTGACCTGCAGCTTAAAGAAGCTGGTTTGAGGGGGCAGCAGAGCTAGCATCAATTTAGATGCCAGAGTTACTACACCCTTTGCACCAACGCTTTGCCAAGGTGTAATGAGTTTACGATAAGTGTTGCGACCACTCACCTCATCCTCTTGAATTAGATAAGGAAGCGTGAGCTTGGAGCACTGTACAGCTACATCTAGAAACTGGGTGCGATGACGAGTTAGATAATCATACCGTGTACGTGCATTCATTATTAGACACCGATATTAAGACCGGGTGAACTTGGTGCCTGCTTGGCAATTTTAAATTGATTAGTTCCCTTTGACGTTTGACCCGAAGCCCTACCAGAAGACTTCTTACGTCGAAAACCACCAGCGTTTCCAGTCACTCCAGCACTCATCCCACCAGGAGCAAACATTTGGGGTGGGGTTTCAGGAGGTGGGGCTCCTGCAGCGGGTGCAACTGGGGTTACTGATGCAGTTGAAGTTGCACCTTGCAAAAGACTCTGATCAATTGCCAGTGGAGTTGGCTTGTAAGGCGCGGGAGGAGGCGGTGGTGGCGGCGCAGGTGCGGGAGGAGGAGGAGCAGCTGCTGCTGGTGCTGGTCGCACGGGCATCCACCCCTGTTTTGTTCCTTGCGAGGTTCCCCATACTCGCCACTCCGAAATGCTACCGTCTGCGTTAGTACGTCGCTCCCCCCTTGCAGGGACTCTAGAAGCCCCTCTTACCGTCGGCATTGGCATAATTAAGATTCCTCATTGATTAGTGATAGCACCCACTCAACAACAGAACGTTGGCCACTCTTATACATAATCGTGCTCATCGAATCATTCGGTTGTGGCAGGAATTGTGGAAAGTTTTCTTCAAGCTCAGCCACTATCTTCTCAACCGTCAATCCAAGGCTAAGCGTATTGTGGGAGGTTTGGATTAGCATGTTCAAAGAATGCAGGCATACGTGCCCGCTTTGTGTCTGACAACTCAGGTGCCTTACCTTCGTACATCAAACGGTCACTAGACCTAAGCCAGAAATCTTTATCCAGGAACTTGTCACTGGTGTTTCTAGCCATCGGTTCAAAGATCCACGCCACCGTTGCCTTACGGAGCTTGTCCAAAGACGATGACGGCTTTAGCCCAAGCTCTTCACACACCAATGAATTGCAAGCTACGTGAATCTGCTCATCCCTGGAGATGTCTGCAGATACTGTTCGTAAACCAGCGTCACCATTAAAGCGAAAGAATGGCAGTAGTACGAAGAAAATCGCACGTTCGGCCACCAACGCTTTGAGGATCGTGTGATCAGGATGCGCTTCCCACGCAGATCGTAGTCGGAGGGATTCGTCTTCAGCTTTAGGATTAGTGCCGATAGCATTGGCGATGTAACCGAGAGCCAGGTCGTGGTTTTCTTCATCGCGGATGTTTGACTCCAGCAATCCGCGTGACATCTGTGGGACATCACGGTTAAGAGCTTCTTGAATGAAGTCACCAACGGGGAGTTCCATATGGCGTATTGCCAAGGCACGGAAGATAGTTTCTTCAGCGCCTTCTTTAAGTTGACCAGCAGTTGTTTGTACTGGTGTCCACTTCCTCTTTCGATTGAGTAGCTTCTCATACGGGTTCATTCTGCACAATCACACATAGGTTTACCGGAATCTTCAAGCAGTGATTCCAGATAGTTCTCCACTTCAGCAGCATCCAAAGCTGCGTAAGCATCGGACTTATCTTGGGTATCAGACATGACTTGAAGAGAATAATAAAGGGAGGTCTGCGGAGATTGCAGCCACTCTTCAATAAACACCTCGTCATAGAAGACCACATCGGACCAGCTATTAAACGAGTAACCGTGAAGAAGTCCCGTCTTATCAAGCAAAGAGATGATGCCGTTTGCCACACCCATGTAGGCATCCCAGCCCACCTCAGATGCGATCTCAACATCACCATAGTTAAAGCTTTCTACTCCGAACGTACCGCTATCTCGATCCACCCATCGTGAGATAGGAGGAGCAATCTCCGGCGTCGTTGTAAAGCCATCCAGGTCGGAGTATCGATAGGAGCAAGATGCCGTTGGCGCAATAGCAAACGCTCGGACCATTCCGTTGCTACGAGCAATGGCGGCAGCACCTTCAATAGCACGTTTAAATTCAGTAGCGAGAACACCTGCAGGAGAGTCATCAAAGGTCTTGAGAGCCTCCGCAAAGGCGCTGTAAGAGACGTTGTATCGACGTAGGAGGTTGGCTAGGCCAAGCATCCCGAGACCCACCTGGCGGTCAATCTCAGGGCTTAGGTACTCACCGCTTTCACCGACTCCGGTCTTGGCATGGAGAGCACACAGCTCCTGCATCCCACGAGAGAATGCCTCTTGCAGATCTCCGATTTCACAGGCTCCAAGGTTGACGTGTTGGAGCAGGCAGGTTCCCCGACTGGGGAGGTAGACCTCGAGGCAGACATTTCCATAGATTCGTTGGCCGAATGTATCGACCTTAGTTTTGTTGAGCCAAATGTCACCACGTTTGATGCCAAGGATTACAGCTTCTTTGACATCTTGCGGAGCAGTCCGCCACCAATGTGGATTAATGTTGACACACCGCTTGACCCACGGAAGATCAGCTCGACTAGCAGTGACAAACTCAAGTATGTCAGGGTGCTGAAGATCAAGATGACATACAACAGCTCCATTCTTATAGACGCCTCCGCGCCTCAGGATTTCATTCAGGGTTGAGTAGATCTTGGCGAAGGACACAGGGCCTGACGCCACAAGTCCTCGTCCATTTGAATCTCCTTTTGGACGTAGTTTAGATAGGTGTACAGCAACGCCTGCTCCGTATCGGAGAGCGTGGGAGACAAACCTCCAGCTTGCTTCGATTCCATTGGGACCTTCCATTTCATCCTCCACCACGAACACGGTGCAGGACACAGGTAGACGGGATGTCGGATCATCAATCCAACTTTGAACCCGGCCAGTACGGGCGATAAGTTCTTTATTCACAGTAGTTTCAGACAAGGTCAATCAAAGAGGGTTCAAAATAGGTCGGGCCTTTAAGGATCTTTCCATCCTCACGGCGAATAGGCTTACCATCCACACCAACCTTGCTCATGTTGCTTTCATGCACACGGTTGTAAGCACTCTGCAGATCCCAATCAAACGCTGCAGCCATCTGATGACAGACATACACCAGATCAGCCAGCTCTTTAAGGAGATGCTCTCGTGCTCGCTTGTTAGTAATGTCTTCCTTCAGATCCAGGTAGGCATGGGCGACTTCAAGGTGCTCCTCATCGATCAAATTCTGCTGAAGATTCAAAGAGGTAGTCGTCAATCCTTGCGGCAGCTCGTATGTTGTCCTGAATTCGCTGGCTGCTGTTTCGTAGAAACTCACGTTCGTTTTCAAGGTAGTGGATTGCTTTTTCGAGATCGGCCAGTGCGTCATCGGTTTTGAATCCAGCACGGCAGATGTATTTGATGGCATTGCCAAGGTGATAGTTGAGTTTTTGGTCACGAATAAAGTCCCAGACTTCTACGGTTCCTCGTTTGTAGTAGCCGGGACCTTTGGCATTGGCCATTGTTTAACAAGATTAGATACGGTGTTTGAAAGAACAAAGTTCTGATGTTGTAGTGCTATGAAGATCGTGATGATGTCTTCCTTCTTGGCCTCAGGCAGCAGATCCTGATAGCGCCTCAGCCTGAAGCTCTGTTCCACGGTCAGCTCTAACACTGGTGGCGGGGGTCCAAAGGATTGGGGTGTTGTTGTCATGGTCAAAGTTTTCGTATTGAAGGATCTTGGCAAGACGTGCATTGCGAAGTGCATCTTCTTCCGTCAGATCTTTGCTTTCAAAAGCATTGACCACGGTCTCCCACGTACACCCGTGCTGATCCAGCAGTGCCGTAGCACGTTTGATACCAATGCTTGGGATGCCTGCGTAGCCATCGGTCTGGTCTCCGCTCATCGTCTGTACGAAGTGCCAGCGATCCCCCTCCTCCTTGGTGATTTCGGTCACAGGATTCGTTAGGTCAAACAAGAGACCAGGGATCTGCCGCATGTCTTTGTCAGGTGAGCAGATGATGTGAGCAGCCTCTGCTTCGATGGGGTCAGTAGCAAAGATGCCAAGCGCATCGTCAGCTTCCAGACCATCGACCATCATGGTGATGTAATTATCACCACACCAGTTCAGCAGCCGTTTGTACCCGCAGGGCTTCTTCCTATTTCGATGCCCCTTGTAATCCGAGGAAATTTTTTTCCTGAAATTTATTGGGCTTGAGAAGAACAGGATGAAGTCATCGAACATGCCCATGCACTCAGCAATGGACATCAGCTCCCGTTGGAACATGTCCAGGACCTCGTTGAACCGGCTGGTGACAACGATCAAGTCGTCTCCGTAGTCAACCTCGTCCTCACAGGCAGCACAGCTTTTGTAGGCCAGGTAATCGGCGTCAATTAGAAGCGTCATTTCCCCTGACCACGACGTAGTTTTCGACCATGCGAAGGCAGAGAACGTGTCCCGTTGCCCTGCTTTGTGTGCTTGAACTTTGCACGAGATTCAAATTGTTTTTTAGCAAGGTTTGTTTTTGATTTAGTAGCAGCCATTAATTAATACCAGAACATTTCCCAACCTTCGGGAGCCTTGCCAAATGGCCAGCGAACCTTCCAAGTTTCAGGATTAACCAGAACTCGGTGCTCCACTGCACCAGCTTTACCAGGCGAGTAATACCTATTAGACCGGGGATCCCACTCCTCAGTCTTTACATCAACATGAAGGACTTCACCGCAATGGCAGAGAACAATGTCTGTCTTGCCTGTACACCCAACGTTTTTAAAAACCTCAGCACCGCGCTTTAAAGCTTCAGTGATGACAACATATTCAGCAATATCACCAAGCCTGCTGGTATCAGTGAGTGTTAGCCCACGTGGCTCCGGTAGTGGCTTCAGCGGCGATAGGTATTCGGAGGTTGTAGTGCTCTCCGGCTTGAGCTGCTGCGAGTTCAAGATTAAACATTAAGTTGTCCGCATGAGCGGGGTTACATTCAAACTGAAGCTCGTCATGGACAAATGCCAGTTGATCAGCTTCGATATTCATTTGTTTGATCTGATCGTTAGCGATGACCATCCACCGCTTAGCAATGACACCAGCTCCTGATTGAAGCAGATAGTTCAGTGCTTTGTGGGACCCATCAACAGTGATGCGCCTTCCGTCAATCGAATTGATGTGCCCATCTTTTTCGACTTTTCGCTTGACTGCAGCAACAAAGTCACTAAGACCTTCAATTGCATCAAGATACGCTTTCCGTATTTCGGCCCCCTTTTTTCGAGCTTTATCGGCTGAAAGCTGAGGGTCATAGGAATATCCAATCTTTTCGTTCCCAGCTCCATAAAGGAAGGCATAGGTAACGGTTTTAACAAGCTTACGGCTAATGCCAATCTTGTCGGCATTAACTTGGTGGATATCACCATTGAGCAGGATTTCAGAATACCTGCCATCGTCATAACGAGCAAGGTAATGCGCGAACATCCGCAGCTCGATGCCGCTAAGGTCCGCCCCAACCATGCATAATCCTGGAGTAGCAGTGAAGAGTCGTCTGAATCGTTCATCCGATGGGACTTGTCCTAGGTTTGGATTTCGATGAGCACAACGGTGGGTGTTAGTAGCAACCGAACAGTGGTGATGAACTCGGCCATTTCGACAAAGCTTCTGCCAGGCATTGACGCCTTCCGACAACATGCCTAGCTGCTTTTTCATTTCCAAACACTTGAAGAAGTCAAGTGCCAATGGAGTGCCGATCTCAGTAAGCACTACCTCATCGATAGTAGGCTTACCTTTATCTGTGAATAGAGTTGGCTTCCAGCCATAGAACGTCTGCATCAACCATGCGATGTGGTCTCGACTGGTTGCATTAAGGTCCTTGATGCGCGTAGAAGGGCATCCAGTGAAATATCCTTGGGTCTTGTTAGGACGACGAGGAGTAAACTCGCCTCCCGCAACGAAAGGATGTTGCTTTCTAAGAGATGCCTGCAGCGATTCAAGTGAAGATCGTAGTTCTGATTCCAACTCATGAGCGGATCGTTCGTCAAATTGCCATCCATGGATTTCCTGTTTAGTCAGGATTTCTGCAACGCGATGTTCTAGTCCGACCCATTCAGGTATTTGTGGAAATGCTTCCATAGCTTGGTGGTAACTTGTACGTCTTGAACCATGTAGTCCTCCATGTCTTGGGACCAGTCTTTCCAGTCAGTCTGCTTGGCAAACTCACCTTTGTATTCACCTAGGCGATAGCCATAGGCTTCCAAAGAATGACGGCCGTACAACTGCAACGGCATTCGTGGCAGGTTGCGCTTTTGATCTATCTTGAGAATGTCAGGATGAAAAAGCCTAGAAAGCACAAGAGTGTCAAGACACCTAGGTGGTTGGAACCATCCATAGAATTTCTGAATTACTGGCACGTCATAGTTGATGATGTTGTGCCCAATGATCGTGTCAGCCTCTTCCAACATCGTGATAGCACGAGATATTGGAGCCTGGCTGCCTTCGTCATTGAAGACATAAATCTCACCGTTATCAAGGTCTTTGATAGCAACACAGTGAATAGTGGAAACGTTGTTGTAAAGACCGTCGGTTTCAAGGTCGAAGATCAGGTTCATTCAGTAGCCTCCAGTTCGGCGGCGATTGAGCAGAGGTAATCAACGCATTCCATGCCGTCCCAGTGGTGGTTCACCTGATCCGCAGCAGCTCGCAGGGCACCAGCCAATGCTCCAATGTCCATTTCAAAGGGGTCTGCAGTCCAGCTGTCCTCGTACTCCTTGAGCACAGCAGCAGCGGCGGGGGAGAGGTCAGTCATCACTCAGCAATCCGATAGGTTGGATCTTTGATGACAGCCTCCATCTGCTGGATCACATCAGCCCGAAACGGTTGAGCACGTTGCACCATTTCTGGAGACGGCGGTTTGGGGCGCTTGAGCTGTGCCTCGTAGTTAGAAGTCTGTTGTTGCTTCAAATTCGGCTTCAACATCATGTTCTTTAAATTGACAAGTGGATAAGTCAAAGGAAAGTTCGCAGGCTGGTCCGACTTCACCAGTGAATCGGTTCTTCAGAACCCGCACCGTGGTGTTGCTGGTCCCCTTCTGCTGGTTGCGCTCGAGGGCGATCACGGCATCACTGAGCTGAGCAATAGAAGCGGACCCTCGAAGCTGACCCAACGTGACTCGTGCCCCCTCCTCGTGGTTCTGATCACTGGAGGTGCGCCTCAGGTGCGAGACAAGGAACATCGAGATACCAGTCCGTTCCACAAGGGAGCGCAGGCGGGTCATGGTTTGATCGATGATCCGGCGTTCATCACCATCAAGACCACTCAACAGGATGCTGAGGTGATCGAGGATGACAACCCGTACATCAAGGCCCTGAGCGAGGTATTCCACCCGGTTGTAAATGACATCAGGATCAAACGATCCGAAGCCATCGAACAGGTAAAGGTTCCAATCCTTCAGTGTCTTGTTGTACGCATTAAGCAAGGTCTCACGATCGTGTTCACCGATGTGAAACGCTTTGCCCTCAGCAGCAGACATCAGACCAAGTGCTGTACGTCTGTTGCTTTCCTCAAGTGCGAGATAACCCACTCGTTCGCCGCTGGAAAGTAGATGAGTTGCAAGCTCGCGCATGAAGGAACTTTTGCCGATTCCACTTCCTGCAGTGACGCAGATAAGCTCTCCGTATCTAATACCGTGAAGCTTCTGTTGAAGACCCTTATACGGGTACTCATGGGCACAAGGAGGGTTAGGAGTGGTGATTACTTCAAGGAGGCTCTTCGCTTCGACAATGCCATCTGGGCGGTATGGGGCAGCGTTCCAGATCGCTTCCCTAATCGCCTGTGCCTGGCCTGCCTGGATTGCATCGGAAGCATCCTTGAAATCATGCAGACAAGCAATCTTGACTTTGCCTGGTGGTAAGACCCCAGCCGCATCCTTCGCCGCCTGACGGCCAGCATCGTCGTTGTCAAAGAACAAGACAATCTCTTGATAGCCCTGGAGCCACTCAAGCTGCCTTTGAATCGAGCGTTTTGCCGATGCGGCACCATCCGGTACTGAAACCATCGGCCAACCCGACATAGCTTCATAACACGAAAGAGCATCGAGCTCCCCTTCGGTGATAACCACCCTCTTTCCAGAGCTTGGGAATAGATGCTGTCCAAAGAGGCTGTGGTCTGAGTTGTTTCCATCCCAGGTGAATTGTTTGTCAGTGGTTTTGACCTTTGCACCTGTGCAGATCCCATCACTGTTGAAGTAGTGAAAGTAAAGGCGGCTTCCGTCTCGATTGACTCGATACTTGCGGCACACCTCCTCACTAATCCGACGCTTAGGAAGTGGTTCAGGTGACCCTTTGAGGGTGAATGTCATCCGTGGTTGTTTCGATGGTTGATAATCAGATCCATCACCAGGCTCCCAATGCTGACAGCCAAAGCAGTAGCCATGGCCGTCGTCATAACGAGCGAGATTGTCCTGTGATCCACAAGAGGGACAGGGCTCATGCCTTAGGAACTCGCTGACGGACTGCATTTGCGATGGATGCATAAACGGCTGCAGTATCTACGAAGTACGAATGCCAATCATCGATTGCCTCGATAAAGGCATCGACTACATCATCAGGAGACAGCACACCATCTTTTACGTTGTCATCCGCGCAGCACAGCGTGTCTGAGAAAAACTCAACAAGCTCATCATACGCAGCTTTCTTATCAAGGATCATGTCAACCATTCAATGGGAATCGAGTGAAATGCACACCAAAGGAAGCCGTTCTTCTCCGCCCATTTGGCGTAAGTCGTTTTGGATCCTTTGTTGATCTTGTTAAAGGGGGATTGAAATACGAAGCGAATGTCTAGCTCAGGATTGGCTGCCTTGACAGCTTTCATCTTGCGCCGGTCCTCCTCCGTGAGTTGCCCTTTGGTCTCTAAATAGATTCCATTAGGCAATAAAAAATCAGGCGTGTAGTTACACCTGAGCACGTAGGGAACCTTGGTCGATTCATACTCGTAATCAACCCCCAGGTTGGTGAGAAGATCAGCGACCTTCTCCTCCAACCCAGAGCGGAAAGCCATCAGAAGTCGATGTCTTCTTCGGTGACCGGAGCCGGGGTGACATTCGGATCATCAGCTTTAAAGCCTTTCGTTTTACCGAACAGCTCAGCTACATCCTCAGCATTCATATCCCCTGCATCCACACCAGCACTGTTAGACAGGCTGATCAGTTGAATGCCTTTGAGCTTCAGACTGGTGCCGTAGGTGACACCATCTTTGAGGATGTAGGGCTTCTGGAAGAAGGCCAACTTGACCGTAGCTCCCGAATAAATCGGAAGACTGGTGTTCGTGATAACCGTACCTTCGCTATCCACGATGGTCGGCATGTTCTCTTCATTCCAAGAGAACTTCACTTTGTACTGGTTTTCAGCAACCTCTTCCCAGGGTTCGGGCTTGAGGGTGGATCGCTTGGGGTTCTTCAGCTTTGATTCACACCACTTAAGGACTTCCGTGCGGTCATCCTCGAGTTGCTGAATCAGATCATCAGTGAAAATAGTAGCAAGAGAGTAACCAAACTTGCTGGGCTTCATCACAGCCTGGTAACCCTCAAGGACAACAGGCTTTTCAGTGACGATAGTTTTGGTGGCCATTAACAGAAAAAGTAGGTTGATTCAAGGACAGAGTCGAGATCCAGATCACCAATGATTGGTGGAGGTGTCTCGGCTCCAATAGCTTCAGCAAACTCCTCGAGGAAGCTGCTGTCTGCAAAGATTTCGTAGTAGGTCTCCCTAACTACACGGTTGAGTTCACCCATGTCTGTAGCCCTGCAAAGGACTGAGTCATGGATGACGGTGAATGGGGCGGTGAACTTTAGGAATGCAAGATGCAACAGACTTGCATCCAAACTGTGAATGAGGTTGGGAGCAGTGCTGGACTTATGTCCATTGATGTCTGGACCTACAGGTTCATCAGCAAGTTTGATCTTGCATGTTCCTAGGATTTCCAACTCAACACGCTTATAGCTGTACTTTTGCCGGTCTTGTTTGACCAGAAAGCCAGATGGTGTCTCCCATTGCAAGTGATCAGCGCCACGTTTGATTGCAGCACCTACCTCCTGCTTAATCCAGTCCATGACCTGCATCGGCCCAGGCACTACTTCATACATTGCTTCCCTAACAGCATTGACAATCAAAGTCAATTCATCAGGAGTGAACTCGGCTCCCTTTTCCTTCAGCGCATCACGGATGTACTGACGATTTGAGTGACGAGTGGCATTGTATGGGATAGTCATAACGGTTCTTTTTGTGACCTTCCGATCTAAAAGATCCGCTAAATGCTGAGGCAACTTAGGCTTTGCTGTCTCTGCAACAATCTTGTATGCATCTACTGGTTGCTCACCATTGATGACATTGACAAGCTTGGCAGTGGATCTGTCTTGCGCCAATCCAGCCAGGATCTGTAGTCCTGAACAGGTGGCATCGACAGCGATGGGCTGAGATGTCCAACTCCTCGTGCATTCAATGACACAAGCGTTGTATTCCTCACACGCAGCAAGGAATTGCCACGGTTCAGAAACACCTTCCCATTCACATAAATTGACTAGTGGATCGGTTGCAACACGAGAGATCAGGGCAAGGTTTGCTTTGACCCACTCCTGCCGCTCCAGCAGGGTTGCCTTGTCCAAGCCGTAGGTGGTAGCGACCTGGAAGGCCAACCACCCCTCAGCCTCATCAGTCATGAAGCTGGGCTCCGCAAACTTCAGTAGCGATTTACCGAAGTCAGTGTCCTGTGGGGTGAGAAAGGCAGGGATTGGGTAGGTGCGACCTCGATAGTCAAAAGACCACGGGAGATAGAACTTGTCCTTCTCCTTAAAGATCTCCACCGTTTGCATAGTCATCCTCGTTCGACACGAGCGTTTAAAGCTCGCGGCGTTTTGATTCATGACCTCAGCAGCCGTGCGTCGATACTCGTGCCTAGCTTCTTCGTTGTCTGCAATGTCCCACGGTTTGGCGGGCATAGGCAGCTCAACGATGGGTAGGAACTTACCCACCTTGTAGCCCTTCTCCAACAAGATCTCTGCCACCTCAACCACAAAAGGATTGAGGGTGTAGGCGACCTTCTGGAGCTTGTTCAAAAACAGGAGTGGGACGTTCCCCTGTATTAATGTCGGGTCGCCCCTTCGGACCATTTCGTGGCCCTTCATGACCTCATTGGTGAGGTAGCCACCTGGCTGAATCGGTGACCAATCACGGGGTGGGATGAGCATCGGCCAGGCCATCGGAGCAAACATCAGCGCATCGCGCATCAGCTCCTCTTTCTGCATGGCAAACAGCAAGGATGGGACAATCAAGGTCTGACGACCCTTGAGCCCTTCCTGCCGAAACAGACGGTCAAACCAGCCGGTGGAGCGCATGACGCAGTCCAGCAGCCAGGCCCCCAGCTTGGCCCGCACGATGCCTCCCCACGGCTGCCAGTGGTAGTCATGGCGGTTCATCAGCGTTCGGGCCACGGTGGCCTTCTGCTGGGTGCCGCAGGCGCTGTGCCAGTAGCTCCTCCTGATGCGGTCCATTAGATCCTTGTCCTGGGCCTCGTACCAGCGGATCTGGGCCTCTTGCTCTAAGGCGTGACCAATGGCGTTGATCACGTTGGCCACCTCGTTGGACTTGTCCTTGGGGCTGAACACCTTGTCAAAGGTCAGCTTCAGCGCAATGGCTGCTGCTGCCTCTGGCTCGATGCCCTCGAGGTACTGGTGGATGGTGGCAAAGTCCTTGCCGTTGTGGCCCTCGTGGATCCGTCTCACCGTCTCCTCGATGGTGCGGGCCACCTCGGGTAGCGCAGCGGTGATGCTGGCGCACCCATAGACCGATGCGGAGGCGTAGGTGCGCTCCTCCAGCTTGCGGGTGTTGTCGATCAGCCGGTCACGCCCGCAGGCGATCGCACGGCGCTCCAAGGCGAGCTGCTCATCAATCTGAGCGGGGGTTGGCATGTTGTCTCAAGTGGAAAGGTTGTCGCTAGAACCCGATTTACTTATTTTGATTAGTGGATCCTTGTAACCACAAGAAAAGCCGGGCTTTCACCCGGCTCTTGTCCACTAATCAATCTCAGTCTGGCCGCGAACCTGAAACTAGCGCGTCTACCAATTCCGCCACATCCGCAAGTGGCACAAGGTCAACCAGCGCAATCGATCTCGAGGATTTTTTGGCGGTTTTCCCTGCGGTTTCGCAAATTGAGACTCACAGAGATTGGAGTCATTTGCTGGCGAAAGCGTAGCAGATCGGGGGTCACTAGTCGCGCTCAGTCAGGAGCTAGTCCGGACTCAGATCGCATTAATGGCGTCGTAACGCGCTTGGTCGGTGACCTTGGCGTACCGCAATGTGGTGGTCACATCGGAATGGCCCATCAGTCCCATCAGGGTGCGGATCGGCACACCGGCTTCCGCGCACCATGTGGCGAACGTGTGGCGCAGGGAGTGGAAGGTCCACTTGTCGTCTTTCTTAACAGAGTAATTCCTTACTTTTTTGAAAGCACGAATCAGTTGGTCCTTACCACCAGGCCAGTCATCTCCAAACAGCAAAGTATTGCGCGATGCGTACTCTGTCCGTTGGGTCATGATGGGCTTGATGCGTTCGTGCAGTGGAACCGCACGGAAGTTCTTGCCCTTGGTCTGGAAGCCATCGCGACCACCGATGTAGATCTGACCTGTTCCCAGGTCAACATCCTGCATCCGTAGCTTGAGCAGCTCCCCCTGGCGCATCCCTGTGTAAGCAGCAACCACGATGATCGCGGCCACATCATCCCGAGAGAACGGGTCGATGGCAGCCTCATACATCTGGTCCACCTCCTCTTTTGTAAACCACGTCAGACGGTGTTCACCCTCCTTGCGTCGCTTGAATTTGGGTGGCGTGATGTCAGTCACCCCCATCGAGGAGCAGTGATTCAATACGGTTGAAACCGCGCTGATCACTCGGTTGATGGTGGAGTCGGACATGTTGCGTTCCTCTTCCAAATCGATACACGCTTGGTTCATCACCATCGGCGTGATTTTGGCTAGTGGAAAAGAGTTGCCAACACAATTCGTGAAGTGTTTGCAGTTGTACGTGTTGGTAGCAACAGAAGCACCGTGCCTCCATGAGTCCCTGGTACGAAAGGTGAAGTCGACCGCATCACCCCAGGTCATAACGGATTTAGTGGCCATCGAGAATCTCCTTGATTTTGGAAACCATGGTGTGGCCCTCTTCTGTCAAGGTGACAATGCGCCTCCTTGCATTAAGAGGATCCACCTTCTTGATAATTAAGCCCATACCGGGTTTACCTAAGCGATGGTGTGTACTAAGCCAATCTGTATTGCGACTTGTGCTATTAGGTGATAAACCTAAATCATCCTGAATCGCCTGTAGATTACAAGGATCATGAGATGCGATATAGCAAAAGATCGAAACAAGTTGGCCGGGTACTTCAAAGTCTTTGACCCGAAACAACTCGTGAACCATGCACAGACGCCACATGAGATCGTCTGTTTTTTGGTTGAGTAGTGGATGAGATGTTTCGGACACTAGACCGGTTGAAGAACCAATCACATCCTAGCAATAGCAGACCCACCTGAACCTGAACGGATCCGTAGTAGATCCGTAGATCCAGGTGCGGGATGCCGTCCCTGTCCCATCCTAAATACAATCCAGCCCCATCAAGCAACGTCATCGGGTCGGGCAAGCAACGATCAATAGTAAGACATCTGTACTAGTTGTGTAGGAATGATGCGTTATCCGCATTGAGCGACGTCCTCTTGATGATGCGATAACTGCATAAAAACGGTGTGCCAGTCGTCACCCCATACGTCCTGGTACTCCTGAGCAGTGAACGCAGAGCCCTTGAAGGCAGGTTCAGCCACAGGTTTCATCTCATCACTAGACATTGTTTTCGTTTGGGTAGTTGAGTACACCTATGTAAGCTTGGGTAATGATAGTTACTTCGTGCCCAATATCAGCCAACTCTTTGATCTTTGCTCGAGCCCTACTTTCCTGTTTATATGCATACTCTTTGACCTTTGCGTCCTTGCGGTTGTAAGATCGAACGATGCAACAATACGGATCAGGTAGGTGCCAGATTACTGAGTCTTCTAAGACATCAATAAACGGCGGCGAAGCAAGATCGTTTTCATCTATGTTAAATACTTCTTCCCATCCATTAGGGAATGGATCCTTCTTAGACATATGACAGCTCCATCTGTCTGCGCTCACAATCTTGGATACAGTAAAGCGCGTCCTTGATATCACTAGCACTGGACTCCGGATCATTCAATGTGTCCTTGTAATGAAGACACATCAATAACAAAGCATCAAGGTATGTTAGCTCATCAAGTGAATTCATCCATAGGTACAGTTGTCTAGACTTTGTCTAGGGGGTGCGGTTCTGGGTGCGTCCATGCTTAGGCGGTGGACCACGAACCCAGCTAGAAACCATGCTAATTATCGTTGTCATCATCCCATTCATACATTTCGACTACACGATAAATGCGTTGATTGGGGTAGAATTCAAGGGCTGTGAGTAATGCACTGGAACGACTTGTGGCCATTAGTTCAGTGGTACGTCCTTGTAGGAAGACCTTGAAGCGTTTACTCATACGTGGTGCGTCCTTGTGACTCTTAACGGAATTGCATGGTTGAAGGGCACAAAAAATGGGAGGTGATGAGCCTCCCGATAATTGTTAGTGTTGACGTGTTAGCCTATGCGTTGCAGCCGCTCTTTCAGCATCAGACATGAACATAATAGCAGCAGCGGTGGGATAGGTAGAAGTAGGAGAATGTTTTCCAAGATCAGAAATAATAGCTGCAACTGTGAATGTAGGGATCAAGAAACAAAGTAGGTTCTTCATGTCAAATCACACCGTATAGTGCGTCATTGTAGATAACATCATCCATGTCATCATCTTCTAGCCAAGTTGGATAATGTGGTTCGGGTTGCGATTGCATTAGCTCATCCAATTCGTAAGTGTTGAGAAAGTAATTTTGACGTGTCATTGCACAGCTCCAAAACGTTTTTCAGTGATTACAACTGATGAGATCTTTGTGTCTTGTTCGAGTCGATCTCGTGCCTCTCGAGCACTTTCATGGGTTTTAGTGACAAGCCCGCAACCTATAACCCCAGAGCTTGTTTGGTACTGTTTGTGGTAAGTGGCGTTGACGTAGTAAAGAGTGAAGCTCATAGTGATGACGGTGAGTCCTTAATTAGATACAAGCGTAATAACGTGGTGCAACCTTTTTGCCGTGTTGAGTACGGATAACAGCAACACGATGTTGCTGCTCAAGACGCTCTACAATATGTTTGGTTCCCCAGCTATGGTGAGAGCGTAGTGTTTCGGAATTAATTTCATAGAGACGACGACCAGGATTGCTTTTAATGTATTTAAGAACAAGAAGATCAAGTGTTTTAAGTGTGAGATTGGCGAATAGTTTGGTCATTGTTTTAATGGTGAGTCTTTGTGAAGTCGTAACGTTTGATTTGTGGAAAGGTTAGGCCGCAGTTACATACTTTGAGCCCGTTCCATGTGCATGGACAAAAATGTCACGTTTGGCACCATCACACAGTTTGCAGGTGATACATTGTGCTTCACTATTGTCTACAGTTGCTGGGCATTGTTTAGCGTAGATGGGTGTAACATTCTTGCTAACCACTACAAATGTTTTCCAACCATGAGCTGTAGCTTCTAGATAATCATTAAATCCGTCGCATGATGCCTGGAATATACCTTTAAATTCTTGAGCAAACTCTTCTCTCCACTGGTGAGTGTATCCAGTGTGACCTGTGGCAAATGCATTTAATGCGATCACAATACCAGGGTCGATAACACTAGGATCACCATAGGCACCCCAACGGATGCGGCGATTCTTTAATGCTAGAGATAGTTTAAGGTAATTAAGCTCACTGTATGCACCGCGTTTATATGCTTTCCACACGCTATTAGGCCCCTGACCCACGTTGACATAACAGGAACGTTGACCTAATGCGTCCTTGCGGTGTGGACAGTTACCACATATAGAGTAATCTTCTCCCGTGTTAATGGCTGCAACTGGGTTAATGTCTTCGCGCAATATAAATACTTGCGCCATGTCACCAGTTTTTCGATTAGTACTCTTTAGAGTAAGGATAGCAACGTAAGGTTTACCATCAATTGGTGATAGACCACGGTCGATGATGAAGCCTTTGACTTTTTTCATGGTGGGTCCTTGTGATGAGTGGAATCGTAACGGATTTGGATTAATAAGGATTAGACCAGTTGTTAACCTGATGATCTGTGATTAGACCATCCCGATGCAAGCTATCAAGAAAGTTATTGAATGCCTCACGTTTAGCAATAGGATCGTTCCGGTACATTTGACCAATACATTCCTTAAATTCGGAAATAGCTTGTGTCTTGTTCATGGTGATTCCTTGTTGTTTGATTAGTGGATAGGTTGCACTTCAGAAGAGATTGAATCACTGTACAATTCTTCAGGAGTGTAGATCTCAAACCATGCATGAGGGTATGTGTTGCTATATTGCTCACATACATCTTCAGCGCGTTGTTCGAAACTATCCTGAGAATCAAAAGACGTTCTTGTGATCTTGTTGACAACACATTGCTCTGTGACGCTAACAATAAACAAGTTGTCGAGATCAACTTTGTAGATTGTGGCAGACATGGTGACTCCTTGTGATTTGTGACTAGTGGAATAGTTTCCCAAGGAATGGGAATGGGACAGGAAGGGATTCGATCCCACGCATCATGCGATTCGAGATCCTGCCCGTTTGATTGTGTTGCGTCCGTGTTGTTATCTATGAATCCCGATTCAGTATGCCCTAACCCATAGCGTCCCTGTTGATATGCACCGGGAGATGCTTGGCGGCGGTGACCTAATCCCACTTCCTGCGAGCGGTGGCCGGGTTCAATTGTCTAGGTTCGGAGCGTGGCGACCGTCAGGGCTGAGCCTGATTGTCTGGCGGTGAGGCGTGGCGGGTGTCGTTCCCGCTTCCTTCATCCGATGTACCCAAGGTAATGGGCAACCGTGGCACTTGTCAACAAGTCTGGCCCAGGCTTAACACTGGCTTAACAATTGGGACAGGGCTGGTCATTGGATAGAACTGCGCGATCTATATATACCACTGTACTAGTACACTTGTACTGAATTGCGAACAGATCGCATGACATTTGATAATGAGAACCATTCACAATAAGCCGTAGATATTGAGACCATTTGCCAATACATTTGCACTACTTGCCTGTTGAATCTACCAGAATCAGTAACTAGCGCGGCCTATCTGAGGGAAAAAGGGGGGCATGGGGGGTAAACAGCGTCTCTGCCCTAGCGATAAGGCTTGAGAAATTTCTGTCATTTTTTCAACGAGACCAGGAATGACGGATCCAACCCTGCTTCCTCGATCATCTTGTTACACCCCACCATATTGAGCTGATACCACTGCTCCTGATCAAGACCAACCAACATCCCCCCGACCTTGATATTGCAGATCAACGGACGATGCTCATAGACTGAACACCGTCCATCCTCCGTCAACATCTCACAGGACCCATCCTCTTGTGTCTGATACGGAAACCGTTCCACCAATTCCCTCAACACAGGATGATCCCAATACCCCTCTAAGACGCTCTGTACCCGCTTACAACACTCACCGCACCCAGTACACGGATAATCCATCAGAACCCCCTTCCTGGACCTTCTAGAGGCCTCTCATAGCCATCTTTACTTTGACCACATGGCATCAGCAACATTAGGAACATGACAATACAACAAATCCTGAATCTGACCAGCAATCACGGCATGTTCCCGTTGAGTCCCATGACCAGTCCTTAGATCACAATAATGCAACCAAGACCGAATCGAACCATTCATATACAACCGAGATGGTGAAGACATGGGTAATACATCCCTGGCACACTCCTTTGCCACACCACTACTAACCATCTCCCGATAGAGGTCTTCACTTTCAGCGTAAAGCTGATGAATCCTACGGTAAAAGATCTCCTTCTTATCAGTACTAAGATCATCAATACTATTCTGCCTATTCTTCGTATCCTGCCTTCTTAGAGCTGGGACAACCGGAGACCCAATAGCGGTCACATCAGCATACCGTTGACTGAACTCCTGAAAGGAGAAGCTGCGATGCCGAAGGATCTGAGCAGCAATAGATCTTGTAGTATTAATTTCTACACACATATTCACCATCTCCATTGGAGACCAATGATTATGATCAATCAGGTACTTAATTAGTTTAGCACTGGTCTCAGTGTTTGATTGATTGGATGGATTGGATACCCTAGCCATGTAACTGATGAGTTCTTCAGCGTTAGGGGTGATGTGGATGAGCTGAACGGTGTGGTGCATGTAGTAAGTTAATAAATTTTATTTAGGAAGAATGAATCCTGTATCATTCAGATGGCGTAGCCATTCAGATGATCTTGATTCAGGCTTCCTTTTAACACTATATCTTTTAAATTAAAGATATTAGAATAAGTAGTAACAAGATGGATAGGACTCCATTCGTCGCTTCGCTCCTCATTCCGTGTTGGCCTTGGCGGTTCCATCGGATTCCCAGGATTCATTACTAGTTAAGTACTAGTTTTGTGTCATTTAAGAGACAGTACTCACAGGATGTCCATCCCCAGGGACATCAATAGAAGGGGGAAGTGGGGATCTCACGTCTTCGTGAGAGACGCAGTTCCCCCCATCTCCCCCTTTTATTACCCTGTAATAATGTCGGGTCGGTCAGACCGGTTGCTACACCTTGCGTCTTATAATGAGACCCAGGTGGGAATAGTACCCCGTTTTTTACCGCCTCTAGCCTGCTGACGTTGGCTCAGGTCAAGGCCAAGGGTGAGGTGATTAGCGCCGGATTGGGGGTCATCAAGCCAGGTATCGAGAATGTCTTGCCAGTCTTCTTGACGCTTGGCTTTAACGGCCTCATAGGCTGAGATGCCCATGGCATCGGTGAAGTATTTGACACCCTGAGCTAGGGAGTCCAATCTGTCATCGTGTCTAACGGCGCCTTTCTCCCGGCACATGCGGGACATCTGGTAGAAAAGCATGTAGAGAAGGCGTTCTTCTGGTGCTGCGTCTTTATTGGAGGAGTAATCCCACTCCACGACGCTTCGATCAATGATGAGTCGGTGTTGATTCATCACTGGTTCTAGGGCATCGATGATTCGGTCTTCTTTACGGACGTTTGCCCGGACTTCTTCTACGTCTACGGCTTGTTTGGTCTGCTGTAGGTGTTTCTTGAACAGCTCAGCCACGATACCGTCACCGAAGTTGGTTTCAATAAGGAGTTTGGTGACGTTGTACTTCTTACAACCCCGAAGAATATCAAGAAGGGTGGTGTCACTGTATCCATCGCGGTATGCCCGCACTTCATGGACGTACAGGAAGCCATTGCGTTGGGAGATGTAGGTAGCGGAGGTTTCGTCAGTACCACGACCGGAGGGGTCTACTGAGCAGATGGTCTCGGTATAGGGGCCCCATTCACCTTGGAGTTGCATAGGTGAATAGAAGTAGTCACCAGGAAGACCAACCGTAGGGAGATCTCTCAATACATTCCTTGGGTCGGAGCACCAGACCACCGCATCAGGAGCTTGGGTTGGGTTGACGGAGGTCACCACAAGGTCAGAGAACTTCAGTGGGAACTTCTCAGCGTCACTAAGGGTCGTATCGAGCATGAACTGAAGCATGAAGTTGCTTCGGCCCATGGCTGCTTCCCGTTCCAGCAGATCATCAGCACTAAAGCGATCTGGGTCAGTAACAGCCCAGGCTTCGATGCCTTGATCAATGTCCTCTTGGAGTTGGGGAGCGATCAGCCCCTCGTAGTTGCTCAGAGAACGGGGATACCGGGCAGGCCAGACAAAGGGTCGGTAGTTCCGTTCAGCTAACTTGCGGTAGATGGTGAAGGTGGTCTGAGGTGTCCCTAGGTACATGATTCGGGAGTCCTTCTTTGGTGTCAAGATGGATTCAGCTTCGGTACATAACTGAAGGAGCTTCTCCCGCATCATCTCGGTCATGGAGTTACCCGGGACTTCGATGTCATCAAGAATCATCAGGTCAGCACGAGAACCGGTGAGCTGACCGGTAATACCCACACTCTTGACGGAGGGGGCTTGGTGGGGGGAGCAGTTCACGTCAAAGCTGATCCGGGACCACCGGGAGTCATCACTCTTTGGTCTCAAATGGACAAGCCACGGGGTTTCAATGATCAGCTTTTGAAGAAAGATCGACATGTTGTCAGCCCGCTCTTTAGAAGCGGAGATGATCATAATCTTCTTTTCTGGGTTGTTAAACAGAGTCCACAACACAAAGGCACCGGTAATCCAGCTCTTACCGACACCACGGAAGGCTTGGATCTGTAGACGCTTAGGGCCGTGCTGAAGGTAGTCAGCAATGGCGTATTGAGCACGAGTCGGGGAGGGGAGATCAAGTTGCTGCCATAGGGCTTGCAGAAACAGCTTGAAATCGCCCTTTAAGGCGGTTAAAACATCACTCATATGTACTGACATGGAAAAGCCCCCACAGACGTGCTGCAGGGGCTTGTAGGGGTCTCTAGAAGAGTGTTAGGGGTTAGCCCCGATTCTTCCTGGCACGACGCAGGTTGTCTTGGATCATTTCATCCCGGCCAACACCACGACGAGTGACAGCCTTCATGAGGTCCTTTGCAGTCGGAGGCTTAGGAGCATCGGTAGTCGTGGTCTCCACTTTGTCCATGTTGGGAGGCTTAGGAGCCGAGTAGCCGGAGGATTGGGGAGCTTTGGGCTTAGCACCAGTGGGAGAGCTGCTACGGGTCACAGCAGAAGGCATCCGTGCCGGGGAAGCGGAGCTACGGGACTGGGTAGCGGGGCGCGTAGCAGGGGCTTCAGGCTTAGGTGCTGGCTTGGGCTGATCAATTTTGACTTGCTGACTACCGGGGATGTAGCGGCCATCAGTAGCGGGCTTACCAGTACTACGACCAGGATTGGTACGACCTCCTGGAGTATTGCGACGTGGGTCATTACGCGACTGATTCGACTGGTCGCGAAGGAATCCACCGATAGCATTACCAGCCTTGCGTCCGACGTAGTCAGCACCAGCCATACCAACTGCGCCAATTACACCACCACGCAGCCCACCCATGCTGATTGGTGCGCGGCCAGGCAGAAGTCCACGGACACCACCAGAAGCAGCAGCGGGCTTGGGTGCGCTAGCAGCTCGTTGCTCAGCCGTCGCACCACGGGGCCTACCGCTATCTGTCGGGAATGAGTTGGGATTGCTGGTGTTGCCCCAACCACGAAATTGGCCAGGAAGTTGAGGTCTGCCCATATCCCGCACACGGACCTGTTGAACAGGACCACCGTTAGAGCGGGGAGCAGTGGGCTTGTTGCTGCTGGGCTTGGTAACAGCACCACCTTTGTTGCCAGGAGGCAGGGATGCCCGGCTACCACCGGTTACACGAGCAGAGCCAGTGTTAGTCCGTTGGGAGCTGTTGGTAACTGGTGCGGACCCACGGCGACCACCACCGTTTTGGGTAACTTGAGCGTTGGAGACACTCTGCCGATTAGCCCGTTGAGGGTTTTGACCTTTAGTAACCGGCTTAGATGCCTTGCCCTTACTACGATTAGAAGAAGATGTGACTTTAGGAGCCATTATTTAATCCAAGATAAAATTAGGTGTTCTTTATTAGGGTTCTCCCCAAAGGTTGATCTCATCCACGAGATCCAGTTTTGTGTTCCCTTCGCCTGATTGCAGGATTTACAACTGGGCACAAGATTATTGGTCTGACTACTTCCGCCATTAGAACGGGGACGAACGTGATCCAAAGTAAGTTCATCAATGTCATAGGATTCTCCGCAATAGACACATTGACAGCCAAAGTGCTCTTTGATGGCTCTTCTCCAGAGCCGCTTAGCCTCAGGAGATGTCATGGTTATTAGGTTTTGCAGATAGTGATCAGGTGAGGGGAACAGAGGTGTCATCGCTTCGCGTTGGTTTTGCGAGCACCTTTTGCACGGTTAACCTTTCGCGGAACAATGCGAAGGTTATCCTTTGAATTATTCATCGGGTTATTATCCTTGTGGTCAACTTCATGACCACTAGGGATATCACCCATAGAGCGACGTGCTCGATGCCTCGCAGCATCTTCTTTCTTATGAGCACGACGGTAATCTTTGAGATAAGTAGCGCGGGCCTTATACTCGGCTTTCCAATCTCGTGCCATTCATACGACTCCGAACTAGTTCTGGATCAATCTTGGGTAGGATCGACACAAGTTGATCAAGGGGAGAACCATCAACAGCAATACCGTTGATATCATTGTTTTTAAGCCAGTCACACATCGCTTTAAGATCTTGGGTTGTAGCTTCTCCAGACTTAATACGACGAAGATACTCTTCAGTAACAAGACGATGTAGTTCGTTAAACTGGTCTTCTGTGGCTTTTTCTTTACGAGCCATTTCTCAGTACAATCTGATCTAGTTTATTTTCGATGCGGATCATGTGATCCTCCATCTTTTGAAGGGCGTTGGCCAGTTCTTGACGTGGGACGTACTTCTCAGCAAGGCGTAATTCAACACCATCAATGCGTTTATCAATTTGATCCATGCGTGAGTTAGAACGTCCGTGAACAGTAAAGATCCCGCTACCAACACCAATAACAAGAGACACAGCTCCTGTAATAATGGCTTCAAGCATCTTTAGTTCTCATGATGTTAATGAGTTTGGTGGCGTATATGGGATCTGTTGCGTAACCCTCGTGGACAAGAAGCTGAGCGCACTCTTCGGCGGTGGATGCTCGGTTGACACCCTTCATGTCTTTATAATCCTTGTACCATTTAGAGACAAGATCTGTGACACAGGCATCCAATGTTGGGTAGTCCTTAAACCACGCATCAACCTTGCGCTCCATACCAGCAACGAATTCGGTGGTACGGACGAGAGCACCTTCACCAGTTTTACCTTTGATACCAAAGTAGTTATTCCGACCTGAGGTGTGTTGACCCCATCCAGATTCCAAAGCCCATTGAGCTGCAACCACTTCGGGGAACTTGGCACCAGCACGTTGGGCAGCACTTTTGACACCCTCCCAGGAATTCGATGCGTGTTTTGCGGGGACGGGAATGTCCTTTTTAATGAGCCGGAAGGTCATAAACCAACCAGTTCGAGGACCTTCTACTTCCCAGCGGCGGAGCCAGTTCTTCCAGGAATACCGGACTTCCTTACCGCCTGAACCAATAGTGACGTACCCACCGTTGACGTTATCCATCTCCCCGTAGGGATCGTGAAAGACACCGTTGACTCCGTCATCACCAATGATGAGCATCCAATGGCCACCACCTCGAGGAGCGGAAACTGGACCTTTGTGAAGGATGCCGGTAGCAACAGGAAAGCCAGCCCTTAGTTCGGATAGAAGGTTGGTCTTAGATCCGTTTTGATAGAAGCTTGCAAGAACACCATATTGTTGACAAGCTTTAATGTGCGCGGTGTATTGAGTTGTATCACCGTATTCAAGTACGGTCTTTAAATAGTCATCATCAGCGTTGCTACCACGCAATGCATCAGGACGGAGAAACTTAATGGCCATAGCACAAGTAGAGCTAAAGCACATTCGATCTCCGTGGACTGTTGCACTATCAGTTTGCGGGTAGTACTGCTTAACAGGCAGCAGTACCATTGGCTTACTTCCTGAAACCGTCTAGGATCTTCCGAATGCGGTCATCTTCCTTGCGGAATGGGGCGAAGTAACGAGCAAGCTTGACAACCAGTTGAGCAACGGTGTTAGAGCGGTACTTCTTACTGAGACCCAGGTATTCAGAAGCAATAAAAAGAATAAAAAAAGCCAAGACCTCATAAGAGACCTTGACTCCAAAGATGGTGATCATTATTCGTAAGTGGATAAAATTTTTATTTAAAAGCCAATCTCAACTATTGAATGTCTCTCGTTCTGGGCGTAGTATTCCTTCCTGGCCTCTCGGACTGAGGTGGTGTAGATCAAGACACCGAAGCGTCTCCACAGCCAGGCCCGCCGGGAATCATCCCGGATGAAACCAGCATCGGACTGCTTATAGCCGTCTCCGTCCTCATACTTGTGGGCCTCAATCGGCACCCGTCCTCCCCAGACCTGTTTGGCGATCGCCATAGCCCGGGGCATGTGGGAAGAGTCCGTAACCACCAGAAGGCGGGAAACGCCCATCCGCCGGAGCAGCTTGTAGGTGTGGGTGAAGTTGGTCACCGTATCCCAGGCCTGCATATCAACCGTGATCCTGTCCCGGCTGACACCAGCAGAGTCGTAGTGGGAAAGGCCGTGGTCACCTATTTCGGAGGAGATGACCACAGCCGCATTGGGGAACTGGAGGGCCAGCTCAGCAGCTTTTGTAGCTCGTAGGCTGTTTCCCCCCAGTTGGAGGATGATGTCCATTATTAGTTAGCTTCCAGGGCAGCGACTTTGGCTTCAAGGGTTTCGATCTTGGCAATGGCTTCTTGCAGCGCAGCTGTCAGCAGGGGCACCAGCTTGGATGGGTCGATGCCTTGGTAGATGGGGTTGCCGTCATCGTCAACAGCATCCTTTTCGCCAGTGACACACTCAGGGACAACTGCCTGGGCTTCGTGGGCGATGAAGCCATCAACCGTCTTGCCCGGATCCGCAGTGAAGTTGAAGCGGTGGACTTGAAGCTGGTTTACGCGATCGATGGCGCCGGTTAGCGAGACAACGTTTTCCTTTAGGCGGTAATCGGAATTAGTAGCGAAGGTTGTTATTGTTGTTGTGGAAGTAACAGTGCCAACGTTTGCACTGCCGGATTTAATGCTCCAATGATAGTAAGTGCCACTAGTTGGGTTAGTGCATTGGGTAGTTATTGCCCATCTACTTGGAGCATCGTTAACTTGAAATAAGCCTGCGCCAAGGTCTGCACTGTTATTGATACTAACTACGCCATTGCTATCAATCCTCATCCGCTCCGTCGGGCTGCTCGCTCCGTCGGCGGTGGT